TTTGATCGCTTGATGGGCGACGAAAGCAGTGACGACATGGGTTGCGAAGAAGACTTCGGCTCAGAAGAGGGCGACGATGAAGAAGGCGACGATGAAGAGGGTGGAGAAAATCCATTTGCTAGCGACGACGACGGAGAAGGCGAAGAAGAGCCAGCAGACGACGAAGAAAAAGTTGCTGAATCACGCCGTCCAAAGACTGAAGCAGAACGTATTCGTGAATACGTAGACCGCGTTGGTATGGACTGGGACAAAGGCGCAATGAAGGGCCCAAAGGGTGAAAACGTTGGTACTGGTGCTAAATCAGAACGCCAAGGTGAAAAGAACACCAAGTCAATCATTGACAACATGAAAAACGACATGGGCGGCACAAGTGCTAACATGAATCGTCGTGCAGAAGAAGCCAATCCAGACGGTCAAACACCATCAGGCAAAGCAGGCGGATTCCTAAAGCCAGCACAGGAAATTGATGTTGCCAAGCGTAACGTCAACAAAGTAGGTGGCAACAAAGGCGCACAAAATTATTTTAACGGCAAGACATCTACAAAGAGCGGTGAAGAAGGCGGTACCAACGCCAAGAGCATCGAACCAGGTGGTAAGTCTGGCTTCAGCAAGTAATCGGATAAAAATATATAATGGCTTATCTTAAAGAGAATCTTACATTTGATGCGGCACGTATGGAAGTCCTCACTGAGGAATCCAACGACGGCAAAGGTGGTAAGAATCTCTATTTGAAAGGTATATGTATCGAAGGTGGTATCAAGAATGAAAACCAACGTATATATCCCATTCCAGAGATCCAACGAGCCGTTGGCACAATCAACGAAACACTCAAGGGCGGCAAGTCTGTTCTTGGTGAAGTTGATCACCCAGATGACCTTAAAATCAATCTTGATCGTGTGAGCCACATGATTACAGATATGTGGATGGACGGTCACGCTGGCATTGGAAAATTAAAGATTCTACCAACACCGATGGGTAACCTAGTGAAAACTATGTTAGAGTCGGGTGTGAAGTTAGGAGTGAGCTCTCGTGGTAGCGGTAACGTAAACGAGAGTTCTGGTCACGTCAGTGATTTTGAAATAATCACTGTAGACATTGTAGCACAACCATCTGCGCCACATGCGTATCCACATGCCATTTATGAAGGGCTTCTTAACATGAAGCATGGTCATAGAGTTATGGAAATTGCAGGCGAAGCAGGACAAAATCAAAAAGTTCAGAAATATCTGAAAGAGGCTGTTGTGCGCCTTATCAATGACTTAAAAATAGGAGATAGGTAATGTTTGATGCTATCAAACCTTTGTTGGATGCAGGTATCATCAACGAAGACACCCGTCAGGCTATTAACGAAGCATGGGAATCTAAGATTAACGAAGCACGTGAACAAGCACGTGCCGAGCTACGCGAAGAATTTGCTACTCGTTACGAGCACGACAAGAGTGTCATGGTTGAAGCCCTTGACAGCATGGTTACCGAGGCCTTGTCTGTAGAAATACAAGAATTTGCAGAAGAAAAGAAAGCACTAGCAGAAGACCGTGTACGTTTCCAACGTACCATGTCTGAAAATGCTGGTAAGTTTGATCAATTCATGGTTAGCAAGCTAGCAGAAGAATTGAAAGAACTACGTGCAGACCGCAAGCAGTATCAAGAAGGCATCAAGCGTCTTGAGAAGTTTGTTATCACTGCATTGGCTGAAGAGATTCAAGAATTTGAAACAGATAAGAAAGCCGTGGTAGAAGCTCGTGTACGTATGGTGTCAGAAGCCAAACAACAACTAGCTGATCTAAAAGGTCAGTTTATTGCACGTAGCGCCAAGTTGGTCAAAGAAGCTGTTGCTACTAATCTAGACACAGAGATCACACAACTCAAAGAAGACATCCAGTCAGCACGTGAAAACATGTTTGGCCGTCGTTTATTTGAAGCATTTGCTAGCGAATTTGCAGTCACTCACTTGAATGAGAACCGTGAAATTCTAAAACTTCGTGCAGAGAAATCTGCTACAGAGCAAGCACTAGTAGAAGCAAAAGCTCAAGCTGAAGCAAAGACCGCTTTGGTGGAAAGTAAAGATAAAGAAATTAAGATTATCAAAGAGTCAACCACTCGCAAGGAAGTCCTTGCAACATTGTTGAAGCCTTTGAACAAGGAGAAAGCCGCAATCATGAGCGATCTTCTTGAATCAGTGCAAGCTGAAAAACTTCAGTCTGCATTTGATAAGTATCTACCAGCAGTATTGAATAATACATCTGCCCCTAAGCAAGCTCCTAAAGCTGTGCTTAGTGAAGGACGTTCAGCAGTAACTGGTGATAAGACTGCTAAGGTCAGCGCAATTGATGATACCACTAACGTGATTGAAATCAAGCGTTTAGCAGGGCTAAAGTAAAACCCTAAACAGGAGAAGGAAAAAGAAATGACAACCGCACTACTAGAGAGCCGTTGGGGCGAAACCAAAGATGCCCTGTTAGAAGGCCTAAATGGTTCTAAAAGAACTACAATGGGTGTAATCCTAGAGAACACCCGCAAGTACCTGGCAGAAAATGCAACAGGTGGCGCTACAGCTTCCAGCAACGTAGCTACACTGAATCGCGTGATTCTTCCAGTAATTCGTCGTGTTATGCCTACCGTTATTGCTAACGAAATCGTTGGTGTTCAACCAATGACAGGCCCAGTTGCACAAATCCATACGCTACGTGTACGTTATGCTGACACAGTCAGTGCAACTACAACTGCTGATGGCGCAACAGCAGGTGACGAAGCACTAAGTCCATTCAAGATTGCTACTGCTTACTCTGGTTCCAGTTCAACTTCTAGAGCTGTTAACACAGCCACCCTAGAAGGTGTACCAGGTAACCGTATTAACGTTCAAATCTTGAAACAAGTCGTTGAAGCCAAAACCCGCAAATTGTCTGCACGTTGGACATTTGAGGCTGCTCAAGACGCACAAGCCATGCATGGTTTGGATGTTGAAGCAGAAATCATGGCAGCATTGGCTCAAGAAATCACAGTTGAAATCGACCAAGAAATCCTAGCTAGCCTACGTTCTTTGGCCGCAACTGAATTCACATATGATCAGTCAAGCGTTTCTGGTACAGCTACATTCGTTGGTGACGAGCATGCCGCATTGGCAGTTCTAATCAACCGTACAGCTAACTTGATCGCTCAGCGCACACGTCGTGGCGCGGCAAACTGGGCAGTTGTATCTGCTGAGGCTCTAACAGTTCTTCAGTCTGCTACAACTTCTGCTTTTGCTCGCACTACAGAAGGCACTTTCGAAGCACCTACAAACACCAAGTTTGTTGGTACATTGAATGGCGCAATGCGTGTATACGTTGACAGCTATGCTAACACAGGCACAGCAGTTCTTATCGGTTACAAAGGTTCTAGCGAGGCAGATGCTGCCGCGTTCTATTGCCCATACGTACCGTTGATGAGCTCTGGTGTTGTTCTTGATCCAGCTACTTTTGAACCAGTAGTTGGCTTTATGACACGTTATGGCTATGTGGAATTGACAAACACAGCAAGCTCATTGGGCAATGCTGGTGACTATCTAGGCAAGATTGGTATCACTTCTGGTACTTTGTCTTTCCAGTAATCACAAAAGTAAAATCGACTCAGGGATGGGAAGAGCAGGAAAGCGCCGCAAGGCGCTTTTTTGTTGACTGTTTAACCTCGACCCAGTATTTTTCTATTGCCAAATGCTATGTTGGTCCACACAGGCGGTGTTGTTTTTTCTAGCACAAGTTCTATTTCGTAACAACCATTACTGGGATGCATTTCTCCAGCACTGACAGTCTTTGCATTGCGGCCGTCATTGTGTGTTACACCGTCTACTGTGTTGCCGTCGACTACTACTTGTTTTACAACCCATCCGTCGTTCCAGTCTTGATCGTTGTCGCACATGTGTCTTATGCGATAGCTCAGATGCGGCAATGCTTGCCATACTTCTTCTAATAGATTGAATGGTGCATAAAAGCGTTTGTGATCTCGGTTGTATCTGCTGGGCAAGTCAGGCTTTTTCTCGTACAGCCACACATGTGGTACACAGATGATCATGTGCCCACCAACTTTCAGCACACGGTGCCATTCTTGTAGTGCAGTTTTCCAATCAGTCACATGCTCGTACACATGGCTGGCGTACACAGTGTCCTGGCTTTGATCTGCAAAAGGCAAATGCACACCGTCATATCCAGGATAGTCAATGTCCACACCAATCACATGCGGGAAAATAGTTTCGCAACCTTGTCCGCCATCGTAGCCTATTTCTAGGGCATTGGCACCAAAGTATTTTCTAAAGAAACCAGACTGTTGTTTCTGGTCAAAAGATTTGGCAGTTTCAGGACCTATTTTTCTATTCATACAAATAATTATCAGTTAAAAAAATACCCGAAGCATTTCTGCTCCGGGTACCAACTAAACAGGATGCTGTCTGACTAGCACCTGTATGTATTATATAGCAGACACAACTACAAAGCAAACTATTAGGTAAATATAATGTTCACTTGACACTCAAGTAACTTATGCGGTACCCACCGCGTAGGCCTAGAACGCTAAATCATATTAAGGAGAAAAACAAATGGGACGTCCTCTAAATCATAAATTCTTTGGCGACTTAAATTACGCCGCAGGCGGTGCAATGGTCGGTGGTGAAGGTGTTGCTAGCGTAGCCGCAGTCACAGGCTTGACTGGCATGGCCGCAAGTGGTCCGTTTGCAATTCTAGCCGCAGATATCACTGCACCAGAAATTGCCGGCGGTACAAAACCAACATTGACATTCACTGCTACCAGCGCAACAGCAGGTACAGTTGCAGTTGTGACACAAGGTTCAGGTTACACATCAGCACCAACAGTGACCGTTCGCGGCTCACTAGCAGGCGGTAGTACCACAGCAACTCCAGCAGCCACATTGACCACAACTCGTTTGAATGCTATCATTCCACAAGTTCGTATTGCTGGCACAAACCGTACCAGCGGTAATGACATCATTGCACAAAAAGGTAGCAAGCGTTTTCAAGTACAGTCACAAGACGGCTCGGGTGTTTGCAAGCTAGTGCCACGTACACCAGCAGCCGCACTAGAAATGGCTATTGCGGCAACAGACAGCCAGAGCAACACATACTGGGTAAAAAAGATCAGCAAGAACAAAGTTCAACTGATAAGAAACACCCTAGTAGGCTCAACCTGGGATATCGCTGATGGCGATACAGCAAAATGGACTATCACTGGTTCAGCTGTGGCTCCAGTTGGCGGCGGAAACCCATCAGCAACTGATGGCCCATCAGTGGTCAGCATCGGCACAGTGTTACTAAACAACGCTTAATATCCTCGTTTGCAGTGGATCCTAAAGAGGGCTTTGGCCCTCTTTTTGTTTGAGCTTGTTACCGCATAAATAAAGCAAACGGTAGAAAACTCATGAGCTTTATTAAAAACGTCAGCGGTCCATATACGATAAACACCATCAATCATGATGATCCTATTATTTTGGACAGCAACAATGTTATCATCAATGGTAGCCTGTCTGTTTATGGCTCAAACACATTCTTGGGCAACATTACATCAGCTGAAGTACAACAAACCTACATTGTTGACAACGTTATTACCCTAAATGCAAATGCTTCAACTTTAACAACTCCTTATCCAGGTCCATCTGGTATTGAAGTCGAACGCGGATCCGTAGAATACAATGCTATTCTGCGTTGGTATGAACCAAGCAAGACTTGGCAAATTCGTTCAAACGTTGATGGCGCAGTGTACTACAACCTTGTGGCAACCACAACAGGTAACACTCGTGTGGTTGATGACGTTGCACCACAGTTAGGCGGCAATTTGTTCACAAACAGTTATGCTATTACAAACATAACAGGTAACATTTTCCTAGATCCAGCAACCACAGTGAGCCTCAATGGTAATCTTAGTTTACAAATGGCAGGCAATATCTGGGGTAATGCACAAGCATACAATACCTTAATTTCAAACCAAGTTGGTGCAGGCGGCACCGGCTTGTATGTCACAACCGGCGATGGTGGCGTGACAAGCCAAGAATTGATTACAAAAAGACGTGCGATTGTTTATTCAATTGTATTTTAACAGGAACGAGAAATGATTAAAAGTGTAAAACTACTGCAAGGAACACCGCAAGCAATTATCACAGCCAACGCTGATATCGCTGTGACGACCTTATACCTTTGCAATCGATCAACCAGCACAGTAACAACAAGTGTATTTTTGGTCAGCAATGGATCAACTGATTCTTACGACAATATAGTTTATAACGAAGTTCAGATTGCAGGTAAGGATACCTTGGTAATTGACAACGAACGCTTGCTATTGGGTACAGGTGATTCTATCCAGGCCAACGTTGACGTACTATCAGACAACAGAATTGTTGCGACCTTGAGCTGGACAAACATCTAACATGCGTTCACTAAAAAATCCTGTATTAAAAACTTTTGGGTATGCAACTGTGATGCCTTTTGGTACCACAGCATTGCGTCCTACCACACCTGTTAATGGCGAGTTTAGATTCAACACTGACACGACCAAAATGGAAGTGTATTACAGTGCCGCATGGAATTCAATCTCCAAGATTGGTCAAGTTGCTGTGACCAAAGATTCATTCACTGGTGACAGCTCACAAACTATTTTTACCATGACCAAAAGCTATTCAGCTGGTGATGAACCCAAGATCATTGTTGTGGTTGGTAATGTGTTTCAAAATCCTGGAGTGGCATTCACAGTGAGTGGTACTACTCTTACATTTACATCTGCACCGCCGTTTGGGCAAACAGTTATCGTATTACACGGATTTGCAAGTACAGATCCAGCCTAAGGAATAAACAATGGCAATCGGAAGAGTCGCAGGTCCAATGCTCTTATCTGAATTAGACAGGCAAGGCATTGACTTGACTTTTACAACCAACAGTAATCAGTTGGTTGCACTGGACTTTACCGCTTTTCGGATGGCTCTCAAAGGCGGAACAGCATCGGCATATGTGTTTGACGTCAATGGCAATGCCGCAATAGGCAACGTGATTATTGAGAATGGCGCACGTATCACCAGCCAAGGACTAAATCAAACTCTAACCCTACAAGCCAATGGCGTTGCTAACGTAACTGTTATCAATGCCAATGTTATTAGTGGGCGTGTTGATGGCACAGTGATTGGAGGATTAAATCCACGTCCTGCTACATTCACATTCATGAATGCTAATACACTGGCTACCATGGCCACAGCAAATGTCAGCAACCTACGTGCCAATTTGATTGCGTTTACTGCGCCAAACAATCAGATTATCATGGACAACCCTACTTTGCGTTTTTATAATGCAAATAACAGTATGGTTGTTGACAATCTAACAGTATTACAAAGTCAAACGTTTACCACACTGGATGCGGCAAACGTTATCATTCGCAACAGTACTGCAAATGCCATTCCGTTCATGGCAGCAAACAACTGGATCAAGACCAGTTCTTCATTGACCTACAGTGAAGCCAACAACATGGTGTCAACTGGTAATGTGCGACTGAGTGGACCAAGTACCAATCAGGTGCTGTTCTTGGATGCCGCTGATAACAGATTCCTTAAAGGAACAACCTATCTAACATTTGATGGTACCAACTTACGTGCCAATGGTATCACACGCCTGGGCGATGTAACAACATTTACTAACGTAATTAGCACAGCAAATACTGATCAGGACCTGGTACTAGCACCAGACGGTGCGGGTGTAATTTCTGCCGCCGACAAAAACATTCGCAACGTTGCTTCACCTACTTCTCCAAGTGATGCGGCAACAAAAAGTTATGTTGATGGATTGATTGTGATTTCGACTGCATCAACTGCTTCAATATATCAATTTGATACCAGAGTCTCGGCACTGGATGACAATAATGGCACTGCTAACATTACTTTTGCCATCAGCGGTGTTGAACAAGGACGTATCACGAGTGGATTGGTAAACTGGCAAGACATCAACATCAATGATGCCACAATCAGCACACAAGCCGGTCCGTTGATCTTGTCACCATACAACGACGAACGTGTTATCTTGGACACCCCCAAGGCACTGGGATTACCGGTTGGTAACAACGCAGAACGCCCTACGCCGGGACTGGAATATGTTGGCGATTTCCGATTCAATACAGAACTTGGCACAGTAGAATGGTTTGATGGTACTCAATGGGAAAACCCAGCCAACTCCACAGTCTATAGCCAAACTATTGTACCCGACGGAGCCAATGCCACATTTACTTTGTCTCAGAAAAGCACAACAGAAGCAGTGTTAGTTAACTTCAACGGTGTTATTCAACGGCCCAGCACAACTTATAGTGTTGCGCTGGATCAGATCACATTTAGCTCAGTTCCGCTAACAACTGATGTTATTGAAGTGCGTTTCTTTAATGGCACAGTAGCGCAAGCAACCAATCCTATTGTTGCTGATCGTAGCTATTCAAATGTTGGCATAACAGCAACCACGATAGACAGCTGGTACATCAATACCTATAGAGGTGCAAAGTATACCTACGTTGCTAAAACCATAACAGGTAACAATTACGAAACTGGTGACCTACATGTTGTTCATGACAACCTGGAAGGTTTCCACAGCAGTACGTTTGTGAGTAAAACAGGATCTAGCATGATCACCTGGACCACAACAAACGATCCAATTGGTGTCATGAACATCCGAGCACAAGGCACACACGCCGATGTGCAGGTTAAATTTCACGCAATTTACCTAACCGATCCTACAGTTTAACGTCTTAAACTGCCCCAATTTTGGGTGCAAATGAAAGGATCCTACATCTGCTAAATAGCTATAACCAATGCCTTAGGAGCTCGAATAATGGCCGTAACGCGGATTAAGAACAATCAGATCACAGACGCAACGATCTTTGCCAACGTAAAAATCGCTCCAGGCACAATCGTCGGATCGTTGTTCAACCCAGATGTAACAATCAATTCTAACATTGCGATTGTTGGTAACCTCACGGTTTCTGGCAACACAAACACAATCAACAGTACCAATACCTTGGTCAATGATCCACTTGTTATTTTCAACAATGGATACACAGGTACTCCTAGCTATGATGTGGGTATTCTAGTAGATCGTAATCTGCAACCCACTAGTCCAACCAACTACGGCAGTTTGAACTCTGCCTGGGTCTGGCGTGAAAGCGACGGTAGCTTTGAAGGTTTACTCACAACAGAAACTGGAACCACACAAGGTGTTATTGCTCGATCTGCTTATGCCAATGTGATTGTTGGCAACACCACAATCAGGACCAATGGTGTTGATGCCAGCGTGGTTGAAGCAGTTGACACAGGTTCCGGAGCACTGCAAGTAAAGGGTGGTGCCAGCTTTACACAGAACGTGCAAATTGGCGGACGTGGATCTGTATTTGGTGCCAACACCGGTGCAGTTGCAATCAACGCCAACATTCCAATTGTACAAATTACCACTGAGTCCAGCACACGCTACGGCCTGATGATCACAGACACCACCAACAATGGTGCGTTTGCTGTCAAGACAGGATCCACATCAGGTGCTGAAATACATACTTTTGGTGGAACCAACAACGATATACGTATCCAGCCAGATCGTAAAAAGAGTATCTGGCTGCCAGCTGCCAATGCCAGCGTACTGGTAGACAACAATCTCAACAGCTCAAGTGCAAATATTGGTGCACTGGTTGTGACAGGATCAGGCGGTGCAGGCATTGGTGGCAACTTGAACACAGGAACCAGTGCCAGCTTTGAAAGCAAGAACGTTTATGTTCAAAGCAACAAGACCAATGATGTTGTGATTGGCAAGAATCAACTCAAGACCGGCATTGGTGCAAACGTAACAGCCATTGGTGCTGTGCAAGGTATAACAAGCATTGGCGAAAGCTCTACCATAGTTGGTATGGGTGCAGGTGCCGGTGCTCCTGGCATCAACTCTACCTTTGTGGGCAAGAGTTCGGGTAATATCACAACCGGATCCGACAATCAATTTTTTGGTCGCAATGCAGGTCGTTTGGTCACATCTGGATCATATCATACCATACTTGGTAGCCATGATGGCAACACCATTGCATCGCTGAACAATCAAGTTATTATTTCAGACGGTGCAGGCAATCCTCGCATCAACATCGACAACACCGGTAATGTTTGGGTAGTCAGCACAAACCCAGCCACTGACTATAGAACTGGTGCGCTGGTAGTGAATGGTGGCGTGGGTGTTGGTGGCAACTTGTATGTGCAAGGTCAAGTTTTCTTCAGTGGGCAAACACGGATTTCCAGTACACCATACTCATTGATGATTGCTGGTAATACTGCTGTTGAGCAGTTGAGTACCAACTCTGTCATCTACGGTCAGCAGATTGGCAGTGGCACAGGAGTTGCCACACCGTTTGGTGTGCGAGCAACCATATACGGTGCAGATGCATCTAACACACCAACCACGTCAGATGATGTCACACTGATTGGTTATCGCACAGGCTACAGCGGCCCTGGTGCAAGAACCACAGCGGTGGGATCCGGCGCTGGTTACAGCCTATTGGCAGGCGCTACCAACAATCAACTGTTTGGATTCAATTCAGGCAACCTGATAACCACAGGCAACAACAATGTTATCCTTGGCGCCAACACAGGCTCAACTATTGCCACGCTGAACAACAGGATCATCATTGCAGATGGTGCTGGCACATCACGCATCAGTATTACAGACACTGGTGCTACAGAAATCACCAGCACAGTTGAAACTGATTCAATTGGTACAGGTGCCTTGATTGTTGACGGCGGCCTTAGCGTACAGAAAAACACACGTATCGGTGGCAACCTTACTGTCACTGGCAACCTAAACGTAATTGGTACTGTAAGCACAATCAACTCAACTTTTATGACTGTGGTTGATCCTATTATTGAAATGGGTGGCCTGGCCAATGCCAGCGTACTAACAACCAACGATGGCAAAGACCGTGGACTGCGTATGCACTATTATGAAGGTGCTGATCGTAGCACTTTCTTGGGCTGGCAAAATACCACAGGTAACTTGGTCTACATGCAAGCCGCTGTAGAAAGTGCTGGCAATGTATTCACAGGTACATATGGTAGTGTACAATTTGGTCAGCTGAAACTCAGCAACGTCAACCCAAGTACCAGCCAAACCACAGGCGCACTACAAGTTGTGGGCGGAATAGGCACACAAGGTAGATTGACTGCCAACAACGCAGTAGTAGACAACAATCTTACTGCCAGCGGCACAGGTGCTCTTATTACATTTGCGCCATCTGGTTCAGGTTATGTAACAATCAATCCAGCAACCACTGGCACAATTGACAACATGACCATTGGTGGTAGTACACCAGTAGATGCTACGTTTGTTAATGCAACAGTCACAAATACTATGACCATCACTGGCAGCGGTAATGTTGTGATGGCACCGGCTGGTAATTTAAGATTGAACCCAACCACAACCGGCGATATAAACAATCTTTATATTGGTAACATTACTCCACGTCAAGGTGCATTCACTGCGGCCAACATTGGTCAAGACCTGGTAATGAAAGCATTCAGTTCAAACTCGGTACTGTTTATCAGTCCAACTGGTAACCTGAGTGTTGATCAAAAGCTAAACGATTTCAACTTCCAACGTCAGACTGGCAACACAATTTCTACTGTGAGTCTGAGCGTTGGTACTAACGGTGACTTCACAGGCACTGACACTCTAAACATCTACTATCAAGGTGATGCCTACCTGCCACAGAGTGCAATATCTGCAAATGTTGTAGGACAAGCGCCTGGGTGGACCACAACATCAAGTCGTGGCACAGGACATGCTCCTGCCAATCTACAAGACGGTGACTTCACAGGTGTGTTTGGCGCCTACGGATACAGTGATGGTGCATATAGAGAACTATCTGGTTGGCGACATGTGGCACAAGGTGCAACAGTTGTTACAAATGGCATTGGTGGCGAAGCTCAACTTTGGACCAAGACAAATGCGTCAGCGTCCACTACACTGGCTCTGCGGGTGGACAACAACCAGAAAGCCACATTCTACGGTCAAGTTGCCATTGCCAACAGCACCACAAGCACCACAACTTCAAGCGGTGCGTTCTATGTACAGGGTGGCACAGCAATTGGCGGCAATCTAAATGTCAGCCAAGGCGCACGTTTCAACGATCAACAAAATCACAACAGAGATTTTTATGTTCGTGGTGGCAATGATGCAACACTGATCTGGGCCAGTACGTCAAGTGCATATAACCAAGTGATCATTGGCAACTCTGCAGTGGGTGCTAATTTGATAACTGGCGCCAAATTACAAATCAACTCAACTGACGCCTTGTTGATGCCGCGTGGCACAGAAGCACAGCGTCCTGGATTTGCTGGTTACGGATCGCCAAGTGCTGGTATGATGCGTTTCAATACCATTGTCAATGACATGGAATATTGGGACGGTGGCAAATGGTATCAACCACAAAGCGGCCAAACAGCAACCATTGTTGCAGAAACATTTAGTGGCGACGGTGTAACCACACAGTTTACCACAGCCCGAGAATCAACCACAGCCGCCACATTTATTGCCATCAACGGTACACTACAACAGCCAACAACTGCTTATAGTATCAGTGGCAACGTGGTCACATTCACTGAAGCACCTGCACCAGGCGACGTCATCAGCAGTCGTTATCTTGCACTGTCAGTCACAGCTGGTCTGTCATCTGCATATGGCTTGGTGACATTACGCACCTTGGACGAAGGTGTACTGATAACCGGAGCCAACGGCACTATCACTGCCAACTCTGTGCTGTTCAAATCAGACGGCACAGTTGGCTGGAACGGAACTGTACAAACAGCAGTTGACACCAGCCCGGTACTGATTCACACATTTGATGCTGGCCGTTATCGATCAGCAAAATATGTAATCCAAGTGGAGAATGCCACTGCCAATGCATACGAGGCCAGCGATGTCATGGTGATCCACAATGGTAGCTATGCTTATAGAACACAATACAACATGATCAGTACATTTGCCAATGCCGCCGCACTGGGTAGTGTGACAGCGGCATACGCCGCTGGCAATGTAAACTTGTATTATCAAGGTATTACAACAGGCAACAGGGTCAAAGTTCGAGCTGACATGATTGGCAACGATCAACCCTGGGAACCGTTCTAAGCCAAATGAATAAATACAAATGAATAGGAACAAGTAATGGCCAATAGTAAATTTGTTGTTGATACAGGACTGGTAGTCGGCCCGCTGACAATTTTTGCCTCAAATGGCGATATTCGAACCAGCGGCAACATTGTTTACACAGCCAGCGGCCCAGACAATCCAGTCACAACCACAGGCATAGGATCCGGTTTTACCAACTCTACCACATTATATTTTCCTGGTGCCCAAGGCGGCACAACAGACTACGCAATAACAACAACCACAGTAGATGGCGTGGCAACCACCGTAAACGAAACAGTTTCGGGATTGGCCACACTGACTGCAATACAGGATGCTTTTGGCGCAATCACAGCGGAAAGCGCAGGAAGTCCAACCGACATCTACGATTGTATGGAACCGTCTGGACTGATTGAAACAACAGATCTGGGTGTCTTAACATAAATACCATATAAATACGAATTAGGAGTCGGTTAAAAAATGCCAACACAAGTACAGTTCCGTAGAGGGACAACGTCCCAAAATAACAGTTTTACGGGTGCCACTGGCGAAATATCCATTGACACCACTCTAAAAGTACTGCGTGTGCATGACGGCTCCACAGCAGGCGGACAAGCACTGGTAGGCATTTCGGCCACCCAGACGCTGACAAACAAAACACTGACCAGCCCTACTGTTAACAGCGCAACATTGAATGACTCAACATTCACTGGAACTGCGAGTTTTAGCGGTGTTGGCACACTTTCTGGAGTGATACTAAACACTCCAGCACTTGGAACTTACTCAACCACAGCCAATTCAATTGTGCCTAAAAGTTACGTAGATTCCATAGGAATTGTGTTCGGTGTATAAATAAAAGAAGCATATTAACCATAAGGTAGACCAAAATGGCAAGAAAAAGTATACAATATTACAGCTACACCCCAGGCGCCGCAAACGCCGGTACTGTAAAGATTCCAGATGTTTATCAATTAAAAGACATTCTGATGATTACCAACGTTACACGAAACGTGGTAATTTACAATTTTAGCGACAGCACACGTGGTGCATACGCATTCTCGGCCAACGAGAATGACACAACCACTTTCCCTGGCGCAATGAACGGTGTAACAACACTGACTCTAGCACTTGACACTAGCACTCAAAGTTCTGCTGACAAGTTGATGATCTATGTTGAAGCCAGTGAAATGCGTGTTCGCACTCATGACTTTGGTATTGACGCTGTTGAACGCCAACGTGTTGCTCAACCAGAATCCATGATTGACGCTGACTTTGAATATGGTTTGCAACAAACCAAGTGGGCTTCGTGGACCACAGTATTCAACACGCCAACAACATATGAAGTGCCAGGTTCCGATGTTCTTGCCAACGTTTATGGTTATGCTACTTTGGTTGCTACTCCAATCTCATCAGCTGCCACAACATCATTGGTACTGACCAATCAAGGTCTAACACCAACCACAGCTTACATTGGTAACACAGCTCCTGTTCACAACCAATTTGACTACAAGATTTTGATCAACCAAGGTTATGGTACAAGTACAACAAGTCCACGTGGTACAACATGGATTGCCAATGCTGCCGTCACAAACGGTGCTTTGTCGATCACTGCTGCCAACGGTGGTCCTGCACAACGCAGTTTCACAGTCACACGTGACATCAACTACTGGAACGCAGGTGACTTAGCCGCATTGATTGGTATCCCAAGCGACTTGGCCGATGCCGCCACCATGAACACATCAATCAGTTCACCAGGTACCACAGCATTCACAACCAATGCCGCAGGTTCTATTGTGAACAACGACATCCTGGCGGTTGAAACTGTCAACGGTGGTGAATTTGAATTGGTTTATGTCAGCTCAGGTGGTACAACAACTTCATTGACTGTTACTCGTCAATTGTTTGGTACCAACTACGGTGGTGCTAACTTGCCATCCGGTGCACGTATCAAACGTATTCGTCAAGCTGACGTTGCATCAGGTGCAGGTTTTGCATCCAACGTTGAAATTGTTCGTGTTGACTCAGTTGATCAAACATTGAACCAGTTGCATGTCACACGTGGCTTCATGAACACCAATGCCGCAGTGCAGTTCCTACCAGGTACTATTGTTGGTAAGGTCAATGCATTTGGCGAGTTGAGCCCAGGTCTAGGCAACGGCCCATCCGCTGTTGGTACTGGTGCCAGCGCCAACATTGAAATTGTTCGTGTCACAGCTACAGCAATTGGCCCATTGGGTTCACAAACAATTACACGTGGTGCACTGGGCACAATTCCACTGACTAACATCTACGCAGGTTCATTGGCTGTCACAGCCGCTGGTGTGTTCGTAGCAGGTAACGTCAACGTTCCTGTTATTGGCGTCAACGCCAACTCACACGGTGTGTCCAGTTCCATGCAAGGTGCAGGCTCATTTGGTCTAAGCACAGCAGTTGCAGGCACAGCCAATGCTAATGCATTTATTTCCACACTGGGTCTAAACAACGCCAACGTTGAAGGTATCTACTTCAACTCAATCAACGATGTTCACTATGCAGCCTACTATCCAAAGATTTGGCCTAATCGTGAAATTGGTTGGCAGTTGAACCCAATTGCTGCCACACAAGACGTCACAATCCGTAAAGGTGGTACATACACTGGTGCTAACATCCAGTATGTGTCTATCATCTCCAACACTGGCACACCATCCATGATCACTGTGACAACAGTTGCTCCACATGGTATTTTCCCAGGACAGTTGGTACAAACAAACTTGTACGGTGCAACCAATGCCAACACACACGCAAGTGGTGTGTTTGCAGTCAACAGTGTGCCATTTAACACACAGTTCACATTCACTGCCAAAGGTGGCGCCGCAGTTTCTTCTGGTAACTTGTTGGTTGCTTCACTGGGCACACAGTCCACAATCTTTGGTAACATTGTATTGTTCCCAACCAGCTTGGTACGTCACCGTCCAGTTGATGGCGGTACAAACATGGGTGTGAATGCTCCGGCATTTGGCTACGAAGTTGTACGTCAAACCAAGAAATACTTCCGCTACCAGTCTGGTAAGGGCATGATGTTCACAACTGGTATCAGTCTAAGCCCACAGTTTGTGGTTACAAACGTATCGGCAGCAGGTACAAGTATTGGTAGTGCAATCACTATCACAACAGAATTGGATCACGGTTGCCAAATTGGTGCCAACGTTCAACTTGCTGGTGTTACCACAACAGGCTACAACAGCTTCTACCGTGTGGCCAGCGTGGTATCACAAAACAGCTTCACAGTTCTAGCCACAGCAACATTGGGTGCAACTACTCCAAGTTTTGGTAGCTTCCCACAGTGTGCGCTACTAAACTGGCACGGTGGTAAAGTACGTGTTGGTATGTTTGATGACCAAAACGGCGTGTTCTGGCACTATGATGGTCAGCAGTTGTATGCAGGCAAACGTTCAAGCACACGTGATCTACTAGGTCGTTGCCAAGTTGGTCAAAATCAATATCGTGTAAACGGCGATCGTAACACACGTTTCTTGGACCAATTGATGGCAGGTGACCAAGTGGTTATCCGCGGTATGAGCCACACAGTCAGTCGTATTGAAAGCCAAAACACCATGTACATCACTCCTGCATATCGCGGCGTTATCAACGCTGAGAATGCCAAGATTGCTGTGACTGATGATGTGCTAACTGCACAAGCTAACTTCAACAAAGACAAGATGGACGGTACAGGCCCATCAGGTTATGTGATTGACAAGAGCAAGATGCAGATGGTTGCCATCCAGTACACCTGGTACGGTGCAGGCTTTATCGACTGGGGTATGAGAACCACAGACGGTCAAATGATCTGGGCACATCGCACCAAGAACAACAACGTGAACAACGAAGCGTTTATGCGTTCTGGTAACTTGCCAGCTCGTTATAAAACAGCTAACAACACAGTTTACACACGTTTGGCCACAGCTCTAGTAGCCAACGAAACTGGTAACATCAACCTAGGTAGCACAGTTGGTTTCCCAACTGCTAACGTGACATATCCAGCCACAGTTATCGTGACTGGTATTGCAAGTGATGTTGACGAGTTGGTAACATACACAGCAGGTCCATTTGCAGCCAATGGTAACATTTCGGGCTTGACACGTGGCGCAAGCTACTCATCCTTTAACCTGGGTGCAGTACGCTCACAGACCATGGGTATTGCAGGTGTAGGCGTTGGTACAGCTCATCAGATCAACTCAGCAGTTCGTTTGTTCTGAT